GTCGGCCGCGCCCCTGAGTATTACTTGGCCGGCTGGATACCTGTTCAGTCAGCCAAACTCAAGCGGTTCTACCGTGAATCTGAGCGCAACTGGTGGGTCACTCAATCAAACCTGCGTCCCATGGAAGATTTCATAAGGAGTATTCATTATGCGACTGCTTTCTAAATGCCGTATATGCAAGAAGACAACTGAACATCTCTGGATTACTGAATTTGACGTAGGCCAAGAGGTATACGTCTTGGAATGTATGGGCTGTGGCGTTAAAGGCGTCATGGCAAGTGAGGATGTGCAGCATGGTTCCTAATACTCAACAACATTGGCAAGCCGTACTTCTAGACGTCGTACAAAGAGAACGTAAAGACATGTGCGAACAAATCATGGATCAAGTGACGGCCAGACATCTCAATAAGGAATGCACAAATGGAAAGGCAAAACGTTCCTTGGCTATTGAATGTGATTGTGGAGCCATTCTTGGGCTTATCAGCTACTTGAGGACGGTTCAGTGACACGCCGAGAAACACGTCAATACGCTGCGGCTCTTGACAGCATGGGTACGATGAATCGAACCCAGCCCGGCAGTCGTAGAATGAAAGTCAATATCATTCTAATAGGGCTTGGCCTCTTGAGTTCGGCCTTACTTCCTAGCCACTCCTATGCTTACTCACCGTCAGCGCAACAAATAGATAATTACAAGCTCTATGCGCACAACAAACTCTATTCATCTAAAGAGTATGAATGCTATGTAGAACTGATAAACAGAGAGTCACACTGGAACTATAAAGCCAATGATCATCATGGTCATTATGGCATGGTGCAAGGTAAGAGTAAGTGGCTACTCACAGTGGACGCTTATGAGCAGATAGATTGGTCTATTAACTACATACATAATAGATATATAACTGTATGCACTGCACTCAATCATTCGATGAAGATGTATTGGTATTGATGTGAGTAGAGTAAGTAACAAACACTTAGTAAGTGGTGAGTTCAAGCGCATACGTCTTAAAGTATTAGCGCGTGATGGCTATGTATGTGCGTATTGTGGACAAGAAGCTAATCAAGTAGACCACATCGTTGCTATTGCAAATGGTGGTGATATATATGACATGGATAATCTCACTGCATCATGTAAGAGATGCAACCTTGCAAAAGGTACGAAGGAACAGGCAGTTTTTTCGCAGCCATTATCTACCCCCCCTGTCTTTCCAGTCCATTTTGTCCCCAAAACGATAGCAACACGGCCTACGTTGACCATAGCCGACCTAAACGAAACGAGTTGAACTCTTTTGCCACCTAAAGCCAAAAAACCTCTCATGGGGCAAACCAAGCCACGCTTGCACACTCCCCTACTCAAAGCCAACAGCAAGATTGAAATGGTAAAAGAATTAGCTGTAAAGATTGGAATGCCGCTACTTCCATGGCAGGAGTTCGTTCTCAAGGATATGTTGTCCGTTGATAAAGATGACCACTGGATACGTAAGAGCAATCTCGTCATCGTTGCACGTCAGTCAGGAAAGACGCATTTGGCCAGAATGCGCTTGCTTGCTGGCCTCTTTTGCTTTGGTGAGAAGCGACTATTGATGATGGCACAATCTAGATCAATGGCCTTGGTGACATTTCGTGAAATCGTCTACTCGATTGAGAACTGCCCAGAATTACTGGAGCAGGTCAAGATGATTCGATACTCCAACGGCCAAGAATCCATTGAGTTAAAGAACGGTGCGCGGCTTGATGTTCTGGCGTCCACCAGAGAATCTAGCCGTGGTCGAACAGCTGATTTCTTGTATATCGATGAACTACGTGAAATCGGAGAGGAAGCATTTCGAGCAGCTACGCCAACGACTCGTGCCCGTCCCAATTCCCAGTCTCTCTATACATCCAACGCTGGTGATGCCTTTAGCAACGTACTCAATTCGATGCGAGAGAACGCGCTCCAAGCACCACCAAAGACGTTTGGATTCTATGAATATTCAGCTCCGCCATTTTGCAAGATTGATGACAAGAACGCGTGGGCTATGGCTAACCCTGCATTGGGATACACGGTCAGCGTAGAAGCGATTGAGGAATCAATCGCCACCTCATCGATTGAAGCAACGCGCACTGAAACACTCTGTCAATGGGTTGACTCCCTAGCCTCTCCTTGGCCTCACGGTTCACTAGAAGATACATCGGACGCTGACCTCAAGTTGTCAGTGGGCGGCTATACAATCTTGGCCTTCGACGTTGCACCTAATCGCCGAACTGCCTCACTTGTAGCCGGTCAATTACTACCAGACGGCCGAATTGGTGTTGGAATCTTGGAGCAGTGGCATTCTCAAGTCTCGGTGGATGATGTGAAAATCGCGGCAGGTATCAAAACTTGGTATGACCACTTTCGTCCCAAGATGGTCTGCTATGACAAGTACGCAACTGAATCCATCGCTCAAAAGTTATTTCATGCTGGAGTCCCGATTGAAGATATATCCGGTGCGCGGTTCTATCAAGCTTGCGGTGATCTACTTAATGCCATTACCAGCCACAAATTCGTTCACAACGGCCAAATCGAGTTCATTCAACAGATGAATAACGTCGCAGCCAAGACCAATGACTCAGGTTGGCGTATCGTCAAGCGAAAGTCTGCCGGTGACATCTCAGCCCCTATTTCTGCGGCTATGGTGGTTCATCAACTGGTGAAGCCTCTTACGATTCCCAAGATTATCTCGGTTTAGAAATCCGCTGTTCGACAATACTGCCGTTGTAGTCATTCATTTGGGAAAGGATGTAGCGAGTACTTCCCCACTTTTGAACTTCCCAGACGCAATCAAGTCGGTCAGGCTGACTCAGCAAAATCCAGCCTTTTGACTTTCGATTTTCAATGTAAGCAGAAGATTTGTCGAGCAAATCCATCCACGCCATACGCTCACCCATGTAAAAAATTGTACTCCGACATTTAGGCGTTTCGCTGAAATGTGCTTGACAAATCTCGAAAATTCCTCTCATGGGACTTTTAGAGACATTTGGCATACGCTCAAAAGCAGCTGAGCCAACCCCAAATGCCAGAGTCCAAGCGCAACTCAATCCACCAGTTATGGATCAACCATTCACAACTTACTGGGGCAATTCCAACTACGGTGGATTTAACAATTACGTTAATTCCATCGCTCGTCAAAATGCCATGGCAGTGCCTACCGTCGCGCGTTGTCGCAATCTTGTAGCCAATACCATCGCTTCGATTCCACTGGCGTGTTATTCAGATTCCACTGGAGAAGAAGTTGCAACAATCTCTTGGGTTAAGCAACCGGATAAACGTCAACCTCGCGCAGTAACTCTCGCGTGGACTGTTGACTCTTTATTGATGTATGGAGTTGCATACTGGCGCGTTGAAGAAGTTTACGCAGATGACGGTCGTCCTGCATCATTCTCATGGGTGCAGAATGATCGTGTTACTGTAAAATATAACGCCAAGTCAACTGAAATCGATTATTACATGATTGATGCAGTACGAGTGCCAGAGTCCGGCGCTGGTTCACTCGTTACTTTCCAATCACTCACTCAAGGACTTCTCTTAACTTCGCAATCTACAATTCAAGCCGCACTTGATATTGAAAAGGCCGCTGCAATCGCCGCGCAAACTCCTATCGGTTCTGGATTTATTAAGAACTCAGGAGCTGATTTACCAGAGGAACAAGTTCAAGGAATTCTTAACTCGTGGAAGACTGCTCGCAATTCTCGTGGCACTGCTTACCTCACCAGCACTCTTGATTTTCAACCGTTGTCATTTGCTCCAAAAGACATGATGTATAACGAAGCAAAACAATACTTGGCAACAGAATTGGCACGAGCTTGCAACGTACCTGCATGGATGGTGGACGCAGAAGTATTTCGCGGCATGACGTATCAAAATGTATTGGATGGACGAAAAGATTTCTTTGCATATTCTTTATATCCATTTGTATCAGCTGTAGAAGCTCGGCTTTCAATGGATGATTTAACTCCGCGTGGGCAGGTAGTGAAATTCGCAGTTGATGACACCTTCTTACGAGCTGACCCTGCAACTCGACTCCAGGTTACTGAGAAGTTGCTTGAACTCAAACTTATTGATCTCAACCAAGCAAAAGAAATGGAAGGACTAACTCCTGATGGAAATTCAGAATCCGATGCACTTGACCTTTAGTTCTCCGATTGAAGCAGCTGACGCTGGTCGCAGAATTATCTCCGGTGTTGTTGTTCCTTACGGCAAAGTTGGATACACCAACGTTGGAGCCGTAGTTTTTGAGCGCGGTTCCATTCAAGTACCCAACGTATCGAAAATAAAGTTGCTCGCGCAACATGAACAAACTGCATCCGGGGTAATTGGACGCGCTCAATCTCTTAACGATACGACTACAGCGATGCTTGGAACTTTCAAAGTTTCCGCATCTCGTGATGGAGAAAACTTTCTCATTAAAGCTTCTGAAGGATTGCTCGACGGTCTTTCAGTAGGGGTGGACGTAATTGCTAGCAAGCCCGGCAAGGATGGAACCCTGTATGTATCTCGCGCAATTCTCAAGGAAGTTTCACTTGTTGAAACTCCTGCTTTTGCTGACGCAATCGTTACTAATGTGGCAGCAGCCGCTGGTGATGCCGATGAAGTCGCGGAAGAAACACTTGAACAAATGGAAGATGCGCAGATTGAAAAGATTTCTGAGGCGGTTGATACCTTGAAGAATATTCAAGTACTTGAACAGGCTTTAGAAGAAACCGAAACCCAAACAGAAAGTGAGGCAAGCGTGTCAGAAAACACCGCAGCCGCAACAACTGAGGCAGCAGCAACAGCGGATGCCTCACGTCCAGTAATCAAGGCTTCACAGCCTTACATCACAACAAGCGTTCGTCATGGTATTGACTCAATGGGTCGCTATGTAGAACATAAGGTAAAAGCCGCTCTTGGCGATGACACTTCTGCTCTTTGGGTGAAGGCAGCTGAGGATCGCACACAAATTACTGCGTCAGACACAATGACCAGCAACCCGGCTTTCAACCCAATCAATTACCTTTCAAAGTTCGTTTCAAATACCAACTTTGGCCGTCCAGCAATCGACGCTGTTTCTCGTCAAGCCGCACCGGCTTCTGGATTACAGGTAAACATTCCATCAATGGTCACAAGTGCTGGTGGCGGTTCTTCAACTGCTCCAACAGTGGCTTCAAACGCTATGGATGGAACTGCACCTTCTGATACACCAATGACCTCTGCTTATGAGACAGTCACACTTTCTCGCTATGCAGGACAACAGACGATTGATTTGGCTCTCCTTGAGCGTTCAGACCCAATCTTCTTTGACCAGTTGGCTATCCAGTTGCAGCGTGCATACTTGCTTGCTACTGATGCTGCGATGATCGCAGTAATGACAGCACAAGGAACTCAGGCAGCAACGTGCGCAGCTTCTAATGCTGGTCTCATTTCATACGTTTCAACAGAAGCACCAGCGGCCTATAAGGGTTCCTCGTACTTCGCTGAGAACATCATCACCAACACCGATTGGTGGTCACAAATTCTTGGTTACACAGACACCACAGGGCGTCCAATTTACAATGCAATCAATCCTTGGAATGCCGCTGGCGAATCAAAGCCAACATCAATCAAGGGTTCTTTGCTCGGATTGAATCTCTTTGTGGACAAGAACGTTACAGCTGGTCTTGTCGACGAGTCTGCATTCATCGTTGCACCTGAAACCGCTTTGTGGATTGAATCTCCAGAAGCATTCTTCTCAGTCAACGTCGTTTCTTCAATGGCTGTTCAAACAGCAATCTACGGCTATGGCGCAGGCAAGGTTTTGATTCCTGCCGGAGTTCGTCGCTTCAACCTCGTCTAACAGACGACCACTTAGTACCCCTAGGCGGCTCTCACCCTTAGTCGCCTAGGGTCTTTAACAGAGAGGAAGACAGATGGCAGCCACATTCGTAACGGCTAGCGAACTCAAAGCCAATTTGGGCATCGGTACTCTCTATTCAGACACCATCGTGGAAGAAGTGTGCCAATCGGCTGAGGACAAAGTTAACGCGATGCTTTGGTACAACATTTATCCCATCATTGGAGTAAGTGTTCAGGGCAATTTCGGATATTTGATTCTCTCCACTCCTTCTGCCTATGCAGTAGGTCAAAGCATCTTGGTAGCAAAGGCCGGCAGCATTTACAACGGCACTCAGACAATCACAGCAACATATCCGGCAACTGTTGGAACCTCAGCGTCATTTCCTTGGTTTGCCTTCTACCCATTTTCGATTTTCAATTTTCCTAAGCAATATTCCATCATTCAATTTGCTCTAACTCATGCCAATGATCCATACCACCTCATTGAGCCGTATGGAAAAGTGTCGGTCAACTATTCTGACCAGTTCACTGAATATTCCACCACTCCCCTAATCCGTGAAGCTGCGATGATGCTTGCCGTCGATATTTGGCAGGCTCGTCAACAATCTTCTGCGGGTGGTGTTTCACCAGATTTCGCACCGTCTCCGTATCGCATGGGTAATTCATTGATGGGACGTGTTCGCGGCCTTCTTGCAGATTACATTTCGCCAAGGTCAATGGTGGGCTAATGAGCATACCCGTCACTGTGCTGCGCACATCACTAGCTGCGGCCTTAGAGAACCCAACGGTGTGGCAGGTCTTTTCCTTTCCACCTGCTTCACCGCTGGCGAATTCACTTGTCATCTCTCCTGATGACCCATATTTGGAACCACAAAACAATCAGTACGGGACTATCTCTCCACAAGTAAATTTCAAACTCACACTCATTGTTCCCCTATTTGATAACCAAGGGAATCTCGCAGACATTGAAAACTTCATCACAGCCTTGATGCTCAAACTTTCGGCTGCACCGTTTTCAATACGGCTCGGAACCTTTTCCGCTCCGACAACATCGCCAAATGACACAGGGCAAATGCTTATGTCAGAAATATCAATCTCAATCCTCACCTCTTGGAGTTAACATGACTTTAGACCTATCACCAGAAAATCTTGCTTTCCTTGTCAAAGTTGGTCAACTACCAACAGAGGCAGTAGAAGTTGAAGTAACACCAACAGAAGTACCAGCGTCAGAACCAACGAAAGCAGAGGCAAAATAAATGGCAATTTTCTACCAAAATAATGCGGGTTTCAAAATTGCCCCTATCACTAGCGGCACGATTGGGTCATATACAGACCTCACCGATCACGTGATGGCTTTGACCTTGAACCGTTCACTCGACGAACTCGATGTGACTGCGATGGGCAACCTCGGCCATTCATTCATCGGTGGACTAGATGCAAGCTCTCTCTCTGTTGACCTGCTCAATGATGATGCAGCTTCTAACGTTATGGCTACGCTCAATACGCTCTATGGAACTCTCAGCGCATTCAAGATTATTCAAAATTCATCGGTCGCAATCAGCGCAACGAATCCCGTTCTGACAGGAACAATTCTTGTCAACAAAATCACCCCAATAGCAGGAAAAGTTGGCGACGTTGCCGTACAGAGCCTCACCTTTACTGTCTCAGGAACAATCACCGTAACCAACACCGGTACTTGGTAAAGAAAGGATAAATCATGGCTAACGCAATCTTCTATCAAAATAACGTAGGTTTCAAAATCTACTCTGGCGCGGCATACGTTGACCTCACCGATCACGTGATGGCAGCAACAATCAACCGTTCATTTGACGAACTCGATGTGACTGCGATGGGTCAACTTGGCCATTCATTCATAGCCGGTTTGGAATCTTCAACTATTTCCATCGACTTCTTGAATGATGATTCAACGGGTCAAGTCATGCAGATTCTTAATGGCCTTGTTGGAACGAACGCCGCATTTAAGATGCTCCAGACTGTCACAGCGATTGGTGCTCTTACTTCAACAGGAACCGTATCGGCTACCAATCAGCTCTACACCGGCAATATTCTTGTCAACAAAATCACCCCAATAGCAGGAAAAGTTGGCGACGTTGCTGTTCAATCGTTGACCTTTACTGTCTCAGGGTCAATAACAGTCGCTTCATCGGGTACTTGGTAAACAACTACTAACAAAGGGTAAATGAAATGGCACGATTAAAGATAACAATGGCAAACGGTGATGTATCAGACCATCCGATTACACCGAGTATTGAATATGCTTTTGAAGCTTATGCAAAGAAAGGATTTGCAAAAGCATTCCAAGAGGATCAAAAGCAATCCGATATTTACTGGCTGGCTTGGAAGTGTTTGAGCAAAGTCGGTGACGTTCCGTTGTTCGGAGAAGCTTTCGTTGACAAGTTGGCGAAAGTCGAAGTGTTAGATGATGCAGTCCCAAACTCGTAGAGCGCAACTCTCTTACTTTCCTGATAGCCCAACTATCGGTGAGGTTAGGAATTGCGCCTAGGGAACTCATTGAACTAGATGCCACGATGCTGAACGCAATTATTCAAGTGTTACAAGAAGATGCGAAAGAGGCCGAGAATGCCCGTAGAAGTAAAAGGACTTAAAGAGGCTCAAAAAGCACTCAGGAAATTTAAGCCCGACCTCAGCAAGAATCTCACTAAAGAGGTTCGCTCTTTCCTTGCTCCTGTCGTCAAAGATGCAAAAGGAAGTATTACTACCGAACTAAGTGGCTGGTCAGAATCCGGTAGTGCAAAGTCATTCGCAACCTCGGGCAAAGTTGAGCGCAAAGGATTTCCGAAATTCAACGCCGCCTATGCCCGGGGTGGAATCAAGATACTCATGTCTCCTACAAAGCCCAATGCAAAAGGATTCGTCTCTCTTATTCGTATCGTCAATATGACGGCCTCGGGTGCAATCTATGAAACAGCTGGTCGGGTTAATAAAGATGGTCAGCCGTGGGTCGGCCGTAACGGTTCAGCTTCTCATAAAACTTCTCACTCCAATAACCCTAAAGCTGGAAAACAATTTATCGATGCCTTGCCGCCTATCGCTGGTACTGGCACTATGCGCGGCCGCTTAATCTATAAAGCGTGGGCGGCTAACGAAGGCAAGGCGCAAGGCCGGGTCATTCTTGCCATCGAGAAAACACTTAAAGACTTTCAATCTCAAATTCGTAACGCAAAGACAGTGACGCGATGAAGTCGGTCAGTAACGTAGCTATTGACGTAGTAACTACCGTCAAAGGCACACAAAATTTAGATTTAGCTCATAAGAAGCTCGGATCACTTGATACGGCTGTCTCAAAATTAGGCCGCACTTTAGCCTTGACCTTCTCAGCTACGGCCTTAGCCGCTTTCGGTAAAGCCGCTGTAACAGCCTTCGCCGCCGATGATAAGTCAGCCAAGATTCTTACTCAGACTTTGAGTAATTTAGGACTGGCCTTTAATGACGTACCAGTTGAAGCATTTATCACCAAGATGTCAGAACTCAATGGTGTTGCAAAGACTGACCTACGATCTGCATTTGAATCACTTGTGCGTCAGACACTTGATACAACCAAAGCCCAAGACCTTCTCTCCCTTTCCATGGATATATCAAAAGGCACTGGCAAAGATTTATCGCTGGTCACGACTGCTATCTCTAAAGCCTATGGTGGAAACTTCACGGCACTCAGTAAGTTGGGCGCAGGACTAACGAAGGCTGACATCGCTAGCAAGAACTTTGATCTCATGGCTAAGAAACTGGCTGCCACATTCAAAGGAGATGCAGCCGTCGCAGCTGATTCTTACGCCGGAAAGATGGACAGACTCAAGACATCCTTTGATGAATTTAAGATAACTATTGGCTCTGGGATAGTAGATGCGTTCAGCCTTGCAACCACTTCTGGCGGCAGTATTGATAAATTCCAATCTGGGATGAAAAACGTAGCAACAAATATCGCCAATACTGTCAGAGGCGTGGGCGTACTCATTGGGTATATTAGTGATGCCAATGCGAAACTTGCCAAGTCCACGGGATTCAGTTTCACAGCCGCATTCAAGTCATTCTTTGGCCTCTCAGGTCTTGCAATCTCCAAATTACAAAGTGTAGGCAAGGCTGCGACGGCAGCCGCTACTCGCGCTGCTTCCGGTACAGCCAACCAACAATTTGATAAAGCGATGGCCGATTTGAAGAAGAAGACAGATGCGGAAAAGAAACTTGCTACTGAGAAAGCCGCTTCGAATAAACTGGCTTTGGACAACGCCAATAAGATTAAGAAGGCTGAAGCAGATAAGTTGGCACTTGAACGCGCTTCACTCAGCCTTAAACTCGCTGGTGCAACTACAGACATGCAGAATATTGAAATACAAGCTGCGCTCCAACGCGGTCAAACACAGCAAGTAAGTGATGTGCTCTTACTTCAACGCGCCATCCTGAACGGCAACGCAGATCAAGCGAATCTATTGGCTCAAAAGGTACTCATAGCCAATGGGCTTGTCATGGATGTAAATGGAAATATCTCATCTCTCGCTGGAGCAAAAGACCCGTTCAAAGATTGGCCAGCTGCCAGTGACGCGGCAAGAGCTGAACTCAAGAAAATTGAAGATGCCCTTGCACTATTGAAAGATAAAACCATCACCATCACCATAAAAACCGTATATCAACAAGGTGGTGGCGGTGGTGGCGGTGGTGGCGGTGCTCCCAAATTGCCACCGGGCGCAAGTATCAGCCCCGGCGGTAATTACAACACAGGTAACGGCTTGGGTGGTACGACAGATTACTCAAACTACGTCGGAAGCCCGATTGTCAGCACTGTCTTTCCAGATGCTAGCGCGGTTCCTTCCCTGCCTTCACTCACAGACTTATACACGCAGTCAGGAACAGCACCATCTTCTACTGGCTTGACTCCAGTAAACGTCACAGTACTTCTTGATGGCACTGTTGTCAGTAATGCGGTTCAGCAGACTCTGGTGAATAACACGGCTTCTGGAACTCCTACTACTTTTGCGCGTAGTCAGGGTGCTCAGGTGGGTGACTGGTAGTGTCATATCCCATCACCATTACAGTCCTCGTTGACTTTGGTAACTCACCAACGTTTCCCGTCGCTGGTACTCCATTTACGCTCAACAATGCGACGTATGGAAAACTCAACACGGGTTTTCTTGGAAGCGGTTCAAGCAATATCGTTGACGTTTCCTCGCAAGTTGCCAAGATTCAAATTGCAGGTGGATATAACTTGTTGCAAGACCAATTTCAAATCAATCAGGGCACAATCCGAATCTATGATCCAAATGGGTGGTGGAATCCACAAAACACATCCAGTCCCTACTATGGGTATCTCATTCCAAATCGTAAAATCAGCTTTACTGCCACGTATCTCAGCGTGAACTATCCGCAATTCGCTGGCTATATCAATTCCTATAATTACACCTTCCCAACGACCATGAGCGTTGGATACGTCGACCTCATGGTTTCAGATGCTTTTAGGCTCCTGAATATGGCCAGTATTAGCACTGTGACTGGGGCGGCGTCTAGTCAAACTACTGGGGCGCGTATCAATCAAATCTTGGATATGCTCCAATTTCCAACGTCGCTGCGAAACATCGACACAGGAGACCAACTTGTCGGCAACGACCCCGGCACAAGTCGCCTAGCCCTACAAGCCATCAAGAATGTGGAATGGGTTGAACAAGGAGCCTTTTACATAGACGCCAATGGTTATGCCACCTTCAAGAGCCGTTCAAACGTTATCAAGACCAATGGGTCAGCTCCCATAACAAACTTCTCCAATGATGGCTCGGCAATTTATTATTCTGGAATCACTTTTGCTCACGATGACAAACTGATTGTGAATAACGCAGTCTTTACCAATACTGGCGGCACAGCCCAGACTTACACCGATGCTGTCTCCACAGCCACATACTTTCCACACACAGTCACTGCGTCGAGTTTGGTAGGAATCAATGATGCTCAGGCTTTGGCAACGGCCAAACTTTACGTTCAGACAAGAGCTGATACGACCATCCGAATCGACAACATAACTCAAGACTTGACGACCCCTAACTATGGGGATGGAATCTTGGCCGCATTAACTTTGGATTACTTCAACACCGTCAAAATCAGGAATGTGCAATCCAATGGCTCAACAATCACGAAGACGCTACAAGTTATGGGTTCCAACTACACCGTAACGCCAAATACTTACGATATTACCTTCACGACATCTGAGCCAATCGTGGATGGATTCGTACTCAATTCAATAACATCAGGCATATTAGACACGTCAATTTTGGCGGGGTAAGGAGCAATCATGGCAACAGGCTTTCCAACTAAGGCGAACTGGGTAAGCGGTGATATTCTCACAGCTTCTCAAATGGATGATCTCGCAGGTACGGTGAATTTATTAAACCCAACTGCAAAAGGTGGGTTAGTTTCCGCATCGGCCGCAAATACTCCTGCTGTGTTAGCAGTAGGCGCGGATGGAACAGTGCTTACGGCTGATTCAACAGCCGCAAACGGCATAAAATGGGCTTCTTCTTCCGGATCTACTAACGTAGCTGGTAAAAATGGTGTGTTGAATTCTAATTTCAACATTTGGCAGAGATATACAACGCAAGTAACGGGAACAATTACCGGAGCAACTTCGGGTGCTACTACGGCTTATGTGGTAACTAATACTTTCGTGGTAGGTCAATATGTAACAGTTACAGGAATGACGCCAACAACTCTCAACGGTGCAGGTGTCGTCACAGTAGCTAGTGGTACAGGCTTCACAATATCTGCAACTACATCTGGAACTTTCTCTGCCGGTGGAATTGCAACAGGTTCGCCTTATACTGCCGTACCTGCATCCACGGCTACTTATGCTTATACATCCGATAGGTGGGGTACAACTACAGGTGCAAACCAAGCGGTAACAATTTCAAAACAACCTACAAACGATACGACCAACCTTCCATTCATTCAGTATTGCACACGATACCAACGGAATTCCGGACAAACGGGAACGGGAACTTTATCACTTGGACAAAATTTCGAGTCTATAAATTCAATTCCAATGGCAGGAAAAACTATTACAATATCATTCTATGCTAGAGCAGGTGCAAACTATTCTGCCGTGTCAAACGGCTTGGCCGTTTATGTAGTAACTGGTACTGGTATCGACCAAAATCAACAAGTGGGCGGTTACACTGGTCAAGCTTTACCAATCAACGGAACAAGCTCAACTCTAACGACAACTTGGCAAAGGTTCTCTTATTCAGCAACGTTAGCGACTACTGCTACCGAAATTTCAATATTATTTTCCACTACGCCAGTCGGAACAGCCGGAGCAAATGACTACTACGAAGTCACCGGAGTTCAATTAGAAATAGCATCCGCGGCCACTGCCTACTCTCCTAACGCTTCAATATATCAAGGAGAGTTAGCCGCTTGTCAGAGGTATTACTGGCGTGCAGGTGGTGATTCTCTTTACCAATCTTTAGGAGTAGGTTCTACTGTATCCGCTGGAACGACGGCGGCATATAACGTTAACAATCCAGTTTCGATGAGAGTATCACCGACATCAGTGGATTTTTCTACACTTGCAAATTCTGATGGTTCCACATTTCAATCCATTTCGGCTTTAGTAATTACCTATGGCGGAAAAAATTCATCGTATCTAACCGGAACCGCATCGGCTATGACTTCCTTTAGACCATCATTATTGGTTACAAACAATTCAACATCTGGCTATCTCGGACTAAATGCGGAGATATAAAAATGGATAAAATACAAATAGTCAAAATAGACAATATCGAACACGTCATAATCGACAAAGGTAATGAAGAATTTACCTCGATGACCAAAGAGTATTACGACGCTCGACAGGCCTTAGCCAATGATTCAACAGGTACTCAGTAAGGCCGTATCGCACAAAGGGTATAAAGAAGGTGCGAATAATGACAACATCTTTGCAAAGATAGCCGGGCACTCTAATCACGAGCCATGGTGTGCAACATTTATTGTGGCGTGCTTTAAGGAAGCTGGCGATCTATTAGCAATACCGAACACGGCTTATTGCCCGACCTTTGAGGCGTGGGGTAAAGCGCAAAAGCGCATCATTCCAACAGCGCAGGCAATACGTGGCGACTTAATCTTGATGGACTTCACAAAGTCCGGACAGGCGCAACACATCGGAATCGCTATACACGATTTCGACAAAGCAACACAGACAATACAAACAATCGAAGGTAACACTGGCGATATCAATCAAGCCAATGGCGATGGGGTGTACCTCAAGAGTAGGCCGCTTGGAATTATCCGGGCAGTCGTTCGACCTAACTATAAGGAGACACCATGAATACAAATCTCACTCGTCAACTAGGGCTCGCACTTATTGGATTCCTCGTCACGTGGCAAGCAACAAACTTCGCTCTCGATTATCGCGCTGTACTTTCCTCTATCGTGAGCTTCGCTCTCGGTGGCGCGTCTCCTAAGAAGGCATGATCGAAATACTCGTAGCGTTGATTTCTGCCACAGCCGTTATCTTCGCTGCAAAAGCTGAGCGAAATTCAAGGCCTGTCAGTAATGGATTTACTGGCCACGTCGTTAGTGAATTGCAAGCTCTTAGGCAGATGCTGTTCGACCACGTTTCCGAGCATACTCACTCACCGGAAGTAGACGACTACTAGGCTGTAGTAGATAGTCTTTATTTTCATTCCACAATGCCATAGCGCGGTCGACGTACTCTTTGAAGTACTCCATATCTCGGCCGCGTATTGTCATCTCGAATTCAACATCCGAGCGCGTACCAGCTTCGACCAGTGAATTAGTACTCACAATAAGTAAATCACCTTCGTTAATCACCCTTGGATCCTCGCCGTAATTAAATATCTTTAGGCGTTGAACAGATTTCTGCGTGGTCGTAACAGCTACGCGAGCTGTAGGACTCGTCACACCTCACCCCTATTCCGACCTAATCGGCGTGTCGTTAGAGGCAGTCCTTGACCTTATGGGTGTGGCGTAGGACACTCAGCGAGTACACAATTAAGTCACTAAGGATTCACTAAAAATTCAGGTTTTACTAGAGCGAAGGATTATTTGATAATCCGTCTTTCTACATTATGTAAAGTAGAACGCGCAACCTTTGAGCGTATAGCTTTGCATAACCTGTAACTGGTGAATCACTCGTGACGATACACATCACGAAGGGTAGATGCAAAATGGTTACAGCGTTTCAATACTTTCTAACACTCTTTGGCTTCGGAGGAGCACTAGCGCTCATCGGATATTCATCCGGGCACAAAGACGGATACAAGACCGGATACGGCAACGGCAAGAGAGCCGGCCAGTTCACAGCAAAGTCGGTGCGCCAATGAGCGTCGCAAAATCAGCTCGCAACGTGTGGTGTGACACATGCAAAGACGCGTGGGGCAAGAACAAAGATGGATCATGGCACACCAAGTCGATGAAGCAATCATGGGTGACAATTATGAGCGAATTGCCCAAAGCTAAGGGTCAAGTACGTCATTACTGTCTTGAATGCGTTCGTGAAGGTGAGAAGGCAGTTGGACTAACACTTACTCAGCAACTGGCATACGCCAATGGGATGGTGGAATTCAATGGCTAACTTTGACCTTGCCCAATACTCCACAGTCGCCGACCGCATTGGTCTGTTTGCAGCTGAGTTTCCAGAGTTTCGCATTGAGACATCTGAGTTTGACATCATTCGGGACGGGCAAAACTACATTCGTGTAAAGGTATACATCTACAAGCACAAAGATGATGTGCATGCGTGGACATCTGGAATTTCAGAAGAACGCGCATCTAAGCCATTTGCAATCGAGACGGCAGAAACGTCAGCTTTTGGTAGGGCTTTGGCCAACGCTAACTACGCCGCCAAACTGGACTCTCCACGCGCTAGCCGTGAAGAAATGCAGAGAGTCAATGAATTGAACACAGTGATTCATCAAATCACTGGCGTCATAGAACCATGGACTGCCACTACCCCAGTCTTAGAGACCAACGTAGTCACATTGGGTCAAGGTGTGGACATCGTTCAAGAACAACTCGGTGGCGCGATCATCGACCCTTCACCTGTCTGCGCTCATGGGCGCATGGTGCGTAAAGAAGGAATCAGCCCTAAGAATCAAAAGCCTTACAAGGGCTGGACATGCTCATCGAAGAATCGCAACGACCAGTGCCAAGCCATTTGGGAAAACTGATGGGATACGTGGAGATTATTCATAAGGATGGCTCTGGTATTCGCATCGATGAACAAGGAATCAAAGAAGCAACCTTTGATGTATGTAGCAAATGCGGTGAATTCAAGGACATGATAAATGGCTTCACTGTCGGATTTCATGGACTCTCTTTGCTTTGGGTCTGCGTTGATTGCAAAGGCGTTGTGCAGTTGTGATACGCGTGAGGCTCACATATAGCGATGAAGTGGTTGCACATGAGACAGGTTTCCTTAGGGCTAAGGAGATTGCCTCAACAGCCAACCACTCATCGCGTTATGACAGAGATTTGAACTACCACGAGTACATCGCTCAACTAGCTGAGGCTGTGGGCAGTGAATTGGCAGTAGCCAAGTACTTCCAACTTACCGACTTTAAGCCAACACATTCAACCTTCAAGAGTAGTGCTGACGTAGGACAACGTTTGGAAGTGAAATGGACTAAGTGGAAAGACGGTCACTTAGTAGTCCACTCATCAGATCGAGACTCAGACATCGCAGTTCTCGTTGTCGGCCGCTCCCCTGAGTATTACTTGGCCGGCTGGATACCTGTTCAGTCAGCCAAACTCAAGCGGTTCTACCGTGAATCTGAGCGCAACTGGTGGGTCACTCAATCAAACCTGCGTCCCATGGAAGATTTCATAA